ACTTCTTTCGTCGGTACAGTATCAGCTGCTAATACTGTATCAAATGCTCAGCTTACGAGCAACTTGGCTAACTACCAGACTACCGCTGGACTGTCGGCTAGCGTGGCTACGTTGACTGCCAACAACACTTTATATCTGGGCGGAACAGCTGCTGCTGGATACCAGACTACCGCTGGACTGTCTGCTAACGTGGCTACGTTGACTGCTAATAATGCTAGTAATCTCACCGCTGGTAAGATCGTAGAAACTTATACGGCGCCAACGATATCGGCTGGCACTCTTACCATCGATCTATCTACAGGTACGGTCTTTAATGTACTAAACAGCGCGAACGTTACTACTTTTACTATAAGCAATGCAACTGCAAGTAAAGCTTCTGCTTTTACTCTATTCATAACTGGAAATACTACGGTTACTACGCAGTCTTGGGGATCTTCTGTAAAATGGTCTGGAGGGACTGCGCCGACTCTTACTACCACTAATGGTAAAGTCGACATACTGACTTTTGTGACGAACAACGGCGGCACTACTTGGTTCGGCTTCGTCGGTGGGCAGAACTTCTAATGCCTATCGGTGTAGCTCGCGCCAGTGTGCTCGGCGCCACCGCCAAGGAGTTCCTGGTCGCGATAAGCGCGAGCACGTCGAACATAAATCTCCGCACGGTCGCGAACGCGGCTGGATATTCGGGCGGCGACTGCAAGATAACGATCAACTCTGGCGTTGATGTCTGGTCCGCGAGCACTGGTGCCGCTGCGCTCGTACCGGGTTCGTGGCCCAGCGGGGTCACGGTAACTCTGATCATCAACGGCACGATCAGCGGATGCGGCGGCAATGGCGGCAACTCGCAGTATTACGCGTGCGCTCCAAACTATGGCGGCAACGGCGGAACGGCGCTCGCCGCTACGGGGATCAGCGGCTTCACCTTCAAAGTCGATAACGGCTCGGGAACCATTCGGGGCGGTGGTGGCGGTGGTGCGGCTTCGGCCTACAACTATACCTGCTGTTGCCCGAGCGGTTTGTATCCCGGTGGCGGCGGCGGTGGTGGTCAAGGTCATAACGGAGGCGCGGGTGGTAACGGCGCTCTAGGTGGTGGCACTGGCGGCAACGGCTCCCCGTCTGCCCCCGGCGCTGGCGGCGCGGGCTACCAGAACGGCGGCAACGGCGGCACGTGGGGTTCTCCCGGAGCCAGCACGTACGGCGGCGGGTACGGTGGTTCGGGCGGCAACTCTGTGACCGGCAACTCAAACATCACATGGATAAATACCGGCACACGTACTGGTCTGGTATCATAATCATAGCAACTCAAACGGGAGAAGATTCGTGAATATTACTTGGGCAGTTCTAGAAGCAGATGAATCTCAGGGTAACTTACTAGTACAGTATTCCTGCGGCAATAATTCTATCAGGCTGAACGTTAACGTCTCAAACAGTAGCAGTGTTGAGAATACTATAGAGTTATCTGCTCCGACTACTTATTTCTATAACTTATCGAATCCTAATACTCTTAACTTGTCTTCGTACGTCGGCTCTTCTAAAACTTTCTCTACTAATTATACTGTTAGAACTATAGTGGCCGCTAATACTACAGCAAACGGATCGGCTCCGAATGTTATTAACTAAGATGTTCAACGCTGGAGATCTGCGAGGAGTCATATACGACTTCGAGAAAACTGGCGACGTGCTTCCTAAACACAATCATGACGAAGATACTGTACACGTCACGATAGTAGCTAGGGGAAAACTTAAAGCGTACTCACACGACTGGGAGACAATAGTAGAAGCTGGTTCTATCATAGATTTCGTCCCCGGGCAGCCGCACGAGCTCGTAGCGCTAGAAGATGATACTCGTATTATCAATATAATAAAGAATATAATAAAGAAAGTCGGTGGAGTTGCAAGTCTCTCTATGGATTCCGCCAATAAATAAGACGTAACAGGAGCGGAAGATGGCAGTCCCAGCGACCAGAGCACAGTTTAAAGAATACATCTTACGTAGGTTAGGCAAGCCGGTAATCGAGATCAACGTCGACGATGATCAAGTAAATGATCGTATAGACGAAGCTCTGCTGTACTTCTATGACTATCACTTCGACGGCTCGGAGAAGACCTACTACAAGTACATGGTCACTTCCCAAGACATCTACAACCGGTACATCACCATGCCCGACAACATCATCGGCGTGGTCAATCTGTTTCCTATCGGTCAGGCGCTTAACACCAACAACTTATTCAACATCCGGTACCAGATAGCGCTGAACGACCTGTACACTCTGACGTCGGTGTCCATGGTCCCGTACTACATGGCCCTCACGCACGTTCAGTTCCTCGAGCAGATGCTAGTAGGACAGCAGCCCCTCAGGTACAACCGTCATATCGGCCGGCTGTACATCGACATGGACTGGAACATCATAAACCCGGGCGACTACATCATAGCAGAAGCGTATCAGGTAGTAGACCCGAACACCTACGTCAAGACCTGGGGAGATCGGTGGCTAGCCAGGTACGCCACGTGTCTAGTCAAGATACAGTGGGGGCAGAACCTGACCAAATTCAGAGGAATGAAGCTTCCCGGCGGAATAGAGTTCAACGGCGAAAAGATACTAGACGACGCCACGAAAGAACGTGAAGAGCTTGAAAAAGAAATGATTTTTACGTATTCCTTACCCAATACCGATATGATCGGGTAGATACACTCGGTATAAATAAGCGGTGCCCGTCGCGGACTGGATCTCCCACGGGCTCTATCGTTGTAAATTACAAGGAACGACAGCATTGTCTATATATTCGCCTTTAGATAAACTGGTCTCTTCTATAAGAGAAAATAAGAAGCCGTCTGGAAAAATAATAAGTCAAGTAAGACTCGACGATTCTTTAGTAAAAAAATATAGTACTGATAATCCTACAGCTATAGCTTAACAGAGAGTGTTTTTATTAGAATAAATAGTAAAAATAATTAGGATATACATGTCAACCGGCGTCTCGAGCTTCTTCTTCAACAACTTCTCTTCTTCTCAGGAGCAGCTCCTTCTCGAGAACCTGATAATAGAAGCCATATCCATACACGGCAACGACGTATACTACATACCCAGGAACATAAACAACCTCGACAAGCTGTATACTGAAGACGACCAGTCGTCGTACACGAACGCCACACTCGTGGCCATGTACATCGAGACGATCGACGGCTTCGAGGGCGACGGAAACTTCATGTCCAAGTTCGGCCTAGAGATAAGAGACCAGGTAACTTTCTCTATCTCTCAGCGAATGTTCGCTTCCGAGATAGGAGCGTACAGCGGTCAGATAAGACCGAACGAGGGTGACCTTATCTATTTTCCTCTTAATAAGAAATGTTTTCAGATAAAGTTTGTCGATAAGTTCGAGATGTTCTTTCAGCTAGGATCTCTGTACACGTGGAAGATGACCACGGAGCTGTTCGAGTACTCTAACGAGGTCATCAATACTGGAATTCCAGACATAGACTCGCTACAGAAGCAGCTTAGTACGAACGTGCTCGATTGGGTCATAACTACCGAGTCTGGCTCTCCTATCACTACCGAAGCCGGAGACTTCCTGGCTCAGGAGGGATACGTCCTAGAGCACGTGCTTCCAAACACCGAGAACGAAGAGCTTAAGACGGAGTCCGACGGCATCATAGACTTCTCTGAAGTAGATCCCTTCTCGGAAGGAGACGTTTAAGTGTTCGGTCAGACGTTCTATTTCCAGACTCTTAGAAAGTACGTAGTTCTTTTCGGGTCTCTGTTCAAAGACATCGAGATCAATAGAGAAGACAAGAACGGGAACGTGACCGGCGTCATCAAAGTGCCTATCACGTATGCTCCGAAAGACAAGATGATGGCGCGCGTCATGGAAGATCCTACGATCCAGAGAGCCACGGCAGTACCCACGCTTCCTCTCATGTCTTTCGAGATGGGTCCGCCTACCTACGACGCCACGAGGAAGCTCGCGACTATCAACAAGATAAGCGTGATAGACCCGACGACAAAGAGCAACATGAAGTACCAGTACAACCCGGTACCATACAACATAGCGTTCAAGCTGTACGTGTACTCTAAAGCGATAGAAGACGGTAACAAGATCATAGAGCAGATACTCCCGTTCTTTACACCAGACTGGACCACTTCGGTGAACCTGATACCAGAGATGAACGTCACTATGGACGTCCCCGTAGTGCTGAATACGGTGAGCTTCGACGACACGTATGACGGTGACTTTAATAACAGGAGAGCCATCATATGGACTCTCGACTTTACTCTAAAGGGATACATCTACGGTCCGGTCAGATCTAACGGCGTCATTCAGTTCATTGACACCAACTTCTACGTGGCTCCTACTGCGAACGTGTACGCCGCCATAGGAAACACTGCCGTAAGCGAGCTCATGACTATCCAGCCCGGATTAACTTCTAATGGTCAACCAACTTCTAATATATCTTTGACTATACCGTACCAGCAGATAAGCGTGACTGATGACTACGGGTATATAGAACTGATAGGAAATCCACTGGAACGATAGTATGAACAATGATGACTCTGCTAACAACGACCCGATAGGCTCGGCGTTGAACATGACTCCCATGCCGTACGATCCAGTACAGAAACTCATGGGGCAAGCTCTCGACGACTCGGCTCAGACGGACTTTACTCAGGCCCGTGCTAACATCATGGACTTGATCTCGAAGGGCACGGAATCTTTCGACAAGCTTTCCAGGATAGCCGAAGCTTCTCAGCACCCCAGAGCGTTCGAAGTCTTATCGACCATGTTCAACAGCTTGATAGAAGCTAATAAAGAGCTCTTAGATCTGCAGTTAAAGATACGTAAGATAGACGACGCTGGTAAAGTAAGTAACGACGAAGCTCGAGTCATAAACAACAACCTGTTCGTCTCTACTGCCGAGCTTCATAAGATGCTAAAGAGTATTCCTAAAGATGAGTAGAGTAGAGAAGGGATACATGGGTAACCCGAACTTAAAACGTCGGGATACTAGCATAGAATGGACAGCCGATCTAGTAAAAGAATACATGAAGTGTTCTAAAGACGCTGTGTACTTCGTCGAGAAGTACGTCAAAGTAATCAACTTAGACAGCGGCTTGGTTCCTATGAAGCTGTACGACTACCAGCGAGAGATGCTGCTGTCGATGTCTGAGAACAGGTACACGATCATAACTACGGCGCGTCAAGCGGGAAAGTCGACCGTAACGTGCGCCTTTCTTCTCTGGTACATCCTCTTCAACGAAGACAAGACGGTCGCTCTGCTGGCGAACAAGGGAGACACTGCTCGCGAGATCCTGGGTAAAGTCCAGCTGGCTTATCAGCATCTTCCTAAATGGCTGCAGCACGGAATTCTAGAATGGAACAAGGGATCTTTCGTCCTAGAGAATAACTCTCGTGTCATAGCTTCTGCTACTACCGGATCCGCTATTCGTGGCTACTCTATCAACGTCCTGCTGATCGACGAAGCGGCACATATCGAGAACTGGGACGATTTCTTTACTTCGGTATATCCGACCATCTCTTCCGGTAAAGATACTAAGATCATCCTCGTGTCTACTCCGTTCGGCTTAAATCACTTTCACCAGATATGGGTGAATGCTATTAATAAGAAGAACGAGTATAACCCTATCATGGTCACGTGGGACAGAGTTCCCGGTAGAGACGATAACTGGAAGCAACAGACACTGGCTAACATGAACTTCGACGAAGAGAAGTTCGCTCAGGAGCACTCGTGCAGCTTTCATGGAAGCTCTGGAACACTCATCGCGGGATGGAAGCTTAAGGAGCTGGTAGACCAGATCCCCGTAAAAAAACATGACGGGTTGTATCAGTATAAAGCCCCAGTCAAAGACAGGATATATGTTCTAGTCGCGGACGTATCTAGAGGAAAAGGACTAGACTACTCTGCTTTTTCTGTCATGGACGTCTCGTCCATGCCGTACGATCAAGTATGCGTGTTTCGGAGCAACGAGATTCTAGTCGCAGACTACGCCGACGTGGTGTATCATACTGCTAAGCTATATAACAACGCGTACGTCTTAGTAGAGATAAATGATATCGGAGAGCAGGTTCCTTACACTCTCATAGAACACTTCGAGTACGATAACGTGCTATACACAGAGAACGGCGGCAGGAACGGCAAGAAGCTGTCGGCCGGATTCGGCGCCGCTGGAAAAGACAATGGCATCAGGACCACTAAGACCGTAAAGCACACCGGTTGCTCGATGCTCAAGATGCTAGTAGAGCAGAATCAATTGATCATTAACGATAAGAATACTATATCCGAACTTAACACGTTCTCGAAGAAGAATAATACTTATGAAGCAGAAGCTGGAAAACACGACGACATAGTCATGGGTCTGGTGTTGTTCGGCTGGATGACTAACCAGCCGTACTTTAAAGAGATGACCGACACCAACGCTATGATGACTCTAAGAGAAAAGAGCAGCCAAGAAGTCACTGAAGATCTGATACCGTTCGGGTTTATAGACGACGGCCGAGACGACGAGCAGCTACCTCGAGGATGGCTATCAGTAGAAAATGACGGCTTATAAATAATGAAGAATAAGAAGTCAATATTTCTATAGCAAGGAGAAAGAGCTATGGCAACTCAGCTGAGCCCGGGCGTTAACGTAACAGAGATCGATCTGACGACAGTAGTTCCTGCAGTATCCACTTCTATCGGTGGTCTGGCCGGACTGTTTCAGTGGGGACCCGTAGGAGACAGAGTTACCGTCTCTTCAGAGACCGACCTAGTAACTCGTTTCGGTAAGCCTTCTAACATGAACGCCGAGACATGGTTCACGGCCGCCAACTTTCTTGGCTACACCAATAACTTAATAGTCGTTAGAGCTGCTAATACTACTGGCACGACTCCGTCGGTGAGCGCCAATACTACAGCTAACAACATCAACTCGAATAATGTGTTCAACGCTTCGAACACCACTCAGCTGTCCGTCGGCATGTACCTGACACAGATAGGTAACACGACCCTATACAACCCGGCTTCTAGCAACGTTACCATCACAGCCGTGAACTCTACTTCTTTCACGCTGTCGTCGAACACGACGTCGAACACTACTACGACTTTCTACTTCGCCAACCCGAACACTTCGTACACCGCTCTCGGTCTAGCTAGCCCTACGGCTGTAGTGGCCAATCTAGTCAATCAGATCGTAGTAGACCAGAACGCGTACTTGTCTAAAGCGGGGACTTTCGACACGAGCGTGTTGTACTTGGCGAAGTATCCGGGCGGTAACTACGGCAACTCGCTGAGAGTCAGCGTGTGCGATACGGCTAACGCTTACTCCGATGTTATTACTCTATCGAACGCCGCTTTCACCAACGTGTCGACGACTTTCACGACCGGAAGCAACGTGGTGTCAGTGTCTATGCAGAACGCCGGTAACACTACATCTAACGCTGCTTTGACCGGCGCGCTCGCCCTGCTGGCAACTAACGACTATATACAAGCCGGAAATTCTTCGATCGGCACGCAGTACTGCCAGGTAGCTTCTGTTTCAAACGTGTCGACTAACTCGACGTCTTCTGTAGCTACCATCAACCTGGTAGAACCCTACAGACTGGCGCTGAACTACTCGTCAGCTACGATCTCTCGTTATTGGGAGTTCTTCAACTTGATCGGCACCGCTCCGGGTCAGTCTCAGTACGTGAAGACATACGGCAACACGGCTGCCCAAGACGAGCTACACGTGGTAGTAGTAGACGACAACGGAGCATTTACCGGCGTACCCGGAACCATCTTAGAGACTTACCAGGGTCTGTCTCGCGCTACCGACGCCAAGAACGCAGACGGTACTAACAACTACTACGCCAACGTCATCAATCAGGATTCGTCTTACATCTGGTGGACCAACGACAGGAGCAACTCGACTTCTGCCAACGCGTTCAACGTTGCTTCTTCTACTAACTACGCTCCTCTTACTATGCCGTTCGTTCTAGGTAACGACGGCATGACCGAGGCTACGGTAGACTTAGGAACCATCGGCACGGCTTATAACCAGTTCGTGTCTAAGGAAGACGTCGACGTAGACATCATCATGCAGGGCAAAGCTATCGGCGGTACGACCGTTTCTGGCGGCGTGACCGTCAACAACTACCTGCTAGCCAACTATCTTATTCAGAACTTGGCTCTGCAGAGAGAAGATCTCATCGTTACGATGTCACCAGACATCGCTACCGTTGTAAACAATAGGGGCAACGAAGCAGCGTCTCTCGTGGCTTGGAGAAACGTGGTACAGAGTACTTCGTACGCCGTAATGGATAGCGGCTATAAGTATCAGTACGATAAGTACAGCGACCTATATCGTTGGATACCGATGAACGGCGACGTCGCTGGCCTCATGGCTCGTACCGACCAGACGAACGCTGCCTGGTGGTCTCCGGCCGGATTTAACCGCGGTCTTATCAATAATGTCGTGAGACTGGCGTTCAATCCTAATAAGACGGCCAGAGACAATCTGTACTCTGTCAATGTAAACCCGATAGTGACTTTCCCCGGTCAGGGAACGCTACTCTTTGGAGACAAGACTCTACAGGCCAAGCCCTCGGCGTTCGATCGTATCAACGTTCGTAGACTGTTCTTGGTGCTAGAGAAAGCTATCTCTACTGCTGCGAAGTACTCGCTGTTCGAGTTTAACGACGACTTTACTCGCAGACAGTTCGTTAACTTGGTAACTCCGTACTTGACGGGCGTCAAGGGAGCGAGAGGAATCACAGACTTCGTTGTAGTATGCGATACGACGAACAATACGCCACAGGTCATCGACACCGATCAGTTTGTCGGCGACATCTACATTAAGCCAGCTCGCTCTATCAACTTCATTCAGCTTAACTTCGTTGCTGTACCGACGGGCGTACAGTTCAGCGAAGTGGTTGGAAAGTTCTGATAGGTATCAAGATAACAACTATAAATAGAAGAAACCAAGGAGCATACTTAGATGGCTTTTAATATCACGCAGTTCCTGAGTTCTGGACTACAGTACGGCGGCGCCCGCCCCGCGCTGTTCCAGGTTCAGTTTACTCCGCCGGCGGTTATCGGCTTAGATCTAACGTCTTCTGCAAAGTTTTCTTTTCTTTGCAGAGCTGCCAGTCTTCCTGAAATGACTCTTGATTCTATCTCGGTCCCGTACTTCGGAAGAAAGATCAAGGTAGCTGGAGACCGTACTTTCTCTGACTGGAGAGTCACGGTAATGAACGACGAAGATTTCGGCGTAAGAGCTATGTTCGAGAAGTGGTCTAACTCGCTGAACGCTATAGTCTCCAACGTTCGTCAGGGCGGCGTCGACTTAGAGAACTATAAGGCGCTGTTCGAAGTCATTCAGTTCGGCAAAGACGGAGAGATCATTCGTTCTTATCAAGTTACCGGAGCTTTCCCGACCACGATCGACGCCATCGACGTAGACTGGGACACGACGAATACTTTCGAGACGTTCAACGTCTCATTGGCCTACGACTACTGGGTACCGAACGTCGAGTCTTCGAGCAAGATCGCCGGCGGCTTAAACCCGTATCGCGCGGGCGTATAATAAGATAGTATAAGTGATGACCGGGCGGGGGTAATTCCCCGCCCAATATTGGAGATAAACACATGCAGCTGTTCGGATTCGAGTTCCGAAGAACAAAACCACAAGACATAGCGCCGTCTTTCGTCACGCAGGAGACGGGCGACGGTGCAGTAGAGATAGCTGCGGGCGGAGCGTACGGCACGTACGTAGATCTAGACGGCACAGTAAGAACCGAAGCCGAGCTCGTCACTAAGTACAGAGAGATGTCGCTCCAGCCAGAAATAGACGCTGCCACGGACGAGATCGTCAACGAGATGATAGACATCTCTGAAGATGACGTTGTAGACATACAGCTAGATCACATCGATCAACTCTCCGATAATATAAAGAAAGAAATAACTAAAGAGTTCAAGAAAGTATTAAACTTCTTAGACTTTAATCGGCGAGGATACGAGATCATACGTAGATGGTACATCGACGGCAGGTTGTACTACCATACGGTGATAGACGAGAAGAATCCTAAGCTGGGCATCCAAGAAGTAAGATACGTCGATCCTCGTAAGATTAGAAAGATCCGTGAGATCGAGAAGATGCGCATTCCCGGTCAGCCCATGGCAGACATAGTCATACCCAGAGTAAAGAACGAATACTTTATATTCAACGAGAAGGGATTCAACTACGGAAATAAGTCCGTCGGGCCTTCTACTACCGGATTAAAGATCGCAAAAGATGCCGTGGTCAATGTGCAGTCTGGTCTAACGGATACGCAGGGGACTATGGTACTGTCGTACCTTCATAAGGGCATCAAAGCTTTGAACCAGCTAAGAGTGCTAGAAGATGCGCTAGTCATCTATCGCTTAGCACGTGCGCCCGAAAGAAGAATCTGGTACATCGACGTCGGTAACTTACCAAAGATAAAAGCCGAACAGTACGTACGTGACATCATGGTCAAGCATAAGAATCGTTTGATCTACGACGGATCTTCTGGTGAAGTTCGCGACGATAGAAAGTTTATGTGTTATTCGTTGGACACTAAGATCCCTCTTCTAGACGGTAGGACTCTTACTCTTCAAGACATAATGGACGAGTACCAGGCTGGAAAGAAGAACTGGGTCTACTCTTGCGATCCCGTCACTGGAAAATTTGTTCCGGGCCCGGTGTCATGGGCGGGCATCACTAAACGTGATAGCCAAGTAGTTAGAGTAACGTTCGATAACGGCAAGAGCGTAGTGTGTACACCCGATCATAAGTTTCCAGTATGGGGCGAGGGGCTCGTAGAAGCAAAAGATCTCGTCGGTAAGTCTATCATACCGGGCTACCGACGCATGAAGCAGATAACTACGGGCGGAGCAGAGTACGAACAGATCTATAAGAACGATACTAAGACGTGGGAATTTACTCATAGAGAAGTTGCTGCTTGGAAGAAAGATCACTCTCTTCATGAAGAATTCTTGTTTTCTAACGAGTACTATGATAGACCCAAGAAGGTAATTCATCACAAAGACTTCGATAGACTTAATAATTCTCCAGACAATATAGTCTATATGAATCACAAAGATCATCTAGACTATCATCATGATATACAGTCTATAGTCTATACTGACGATATCATGGAGATCATAGAAGCTTCTGCCGGCCAGATGCTGACCGCCACAGAAACCATAGAGCAAGTCAATCTAAGAGCAGACATCAGCGCTTGGAGAACTGTAAACGTCGACAGAAATCCGAAGAATAGAAACGTAGAAGTTATGGATTTCAGTTATAAAGATCTTTTGAGAGTAATAAAATCAAGAGGTTATAAGAGCTGGAAACCGTACGTAAGGATGTTCGATCTCAGAGACAGAGAAGCCAACGGAAGACTTAAGAGAGGAAGCACTGATAAGGGTTCTTCGGAATGGAAAGCTCGTCTTAGTGAGATAGCAAAAGAAAGAATATCTTATTCCAGTAAGACTTGGAAAGTAACTGATCCAGACGGAAACACAGAGATAGTAGAGAATCTAAGCGAGTTCTGCAGGAATCATTCTTTGAACTTAAACGGCTCGAACATGAAGAACGTTTCTGGATCTTATGGATACAGGGCCGAAGAGCTTCGTAACCATAAAGCAGTATCAGTGGAGTTTCTAGACGAGAAGATAGACGTCGGCTGTCTCACCGTAGATTTGAACGAGACGTATCACAGTCATCATACGTATCTCCTCGACGCGGGTGTATACACTAAAAACACCATGTTGGATGATTACTGGTTGCCACGTAGAGAAGGTGGAAGAGGTACCGAAGTAACTACTCTCCCGGGCGGACAGACTCTCGGACAGATGGACGACGTTCTTTACTTTCAGAAGAAGTTGTATCAGACTCTCAACGTTCCCGTGAATCGTCTAAACTCGGACGCTTTGTTTTCTCTTGGCAGAGCTACAGAAGTTACGAGAGACGAGCTCAAGTTCGACAGATTTATTACCAGACTTCGATCACGTTTTTCTTCGCTGTTTCTTAAGATCTTAGAGAAACAAGTCGTACTGAAACAGATCATGACTATAGAAGACTGGCAGCTAATCGAAGCTCATATAAAGTTCAACTACGCCAAAGACAACTACTTCACAGAGCTTAAAGACGCCGAGGTGCTAGAGAATCGAGTAAATCTCATGGCTCTTCTTGAGCAGTCTCAGATGATCGGAAAATACTACTCACGAGACTGGGCGCGTAAGCACGTGTTGCAGCAGTCAGAAGAAGACATCGAGCAGCAGGACGAGCAGATAGAAGAAGAGGGTTCGGACCAGGATCTTCTTAATCAGCAAGCCGGAGATGAAAGCGGCGCCGGCGGTGAAGATCAACCGGCAGTACAGCCCCTGACAGGAGACGAGGATGCTCCTCCTCCAGAAGATAAAGACAAGATAAAGAAGATTCGTGAAGCTAAAGTAAAGTATGACATACTCATGAAGAAGACCAATAAGTCGTTACAAGACGAGTCTGAGCTTAAGAAAGTATCTCAGATAGTAGCAAAGAATAAGTAAGGAGACTAGATGATGAGTGATAAGCCAGAACTCGACGCGCTGCTGCAGTCAGCCATAGACAACAACCCGCTAGACTTCAAGCAGCAGGTCAGCGACATACTGGGTCAGCGAGTGGTAGACGCTCTGGAAAGAAGAAAAGAGTACATGGCTCAGACCATGTTCAATTCTAATGATTCAGAAGAAATAAATAGAGCAGAAACAGAAACCGAGTTCGAGGAACCAACAGATGGCCAAGTCGCTTAAGCAGATACTAAACGGCGTAAAAGCTTCTACTAAAGCCAAAGCCTCTCTCGGAACTAAGCCGGGCGTAGACTATCGTCCAAAGGCTCCTGCCGAACAAGAGTTTGCTGATAAGCACGAAGTAGAGAAGCATGACGATCGTGCTGGAAACGGCCCCGATGTGTATGCCGGTGCTAAAACCGAATATTCTATGGACACACCTCAGATGAAGAGGTTCGGTCATAAGAAGACGGCCGACGAGAAAGTTTACGAGTCGAGAGAGAAAGAGAGTCTACAGTGCAATCGTACTCCCAAAGGAACGAGCTGCCCGGTCCATGGCATGGCAGAGTGCGCTACGATGAAGACTCTCAAAGAGAAGCCGGTTAAGGAAGACGTCGAGCAGATTGATGAGAAGCTACAGACCACGCCAATCAATCCACTAGTAACTTTACATGATCACCGCCCAGCTGCAACAAATGCCCATGGTATCGATGGTACTAAGTATCCTATGGTTGGTCACATGCATCTATCAACTGCTGCTTCTATTCATAACTTTGACCATGGCCATGCTCTTAAGGCATTACACCATGCCGGAAATAAGGTTGGCCATGAAGTAGCCACGACTGGTGGTGTACATGTAGCTTATTCTAAGCACAATAAGACTTCAATGGAATTCCCGACTCACAATGTGCAGCATCATGTTGCTGAGGAAACCATCGATGAAACTCTAGTACAGACGTACGTCAGCGGTACTAAGAACAAGAGAGCCGAAGTGCATAAGATCGGCGATCCGTACGGAACACCACACTTTGAAGTAAAGAAGTTCGACTCGGCTCTAGGAGGCAAACTTATCGACACTCATAAGACAGACATGTCTTTCCATGCCCATGACGCTGCCAAGAAGCATATCAATGAAGAAGTTGAGCTCGACGAAATAATGAAATTTGATCGTCAGCATTCACCAGTACCCAGTATGCGTCAGCCGTCGCTTAAAGCTCATATGGATGCTTCAGATTGGCATAGGGGTCATTATGAACAATCAACTGATAGTGATGAAAAAAAATATCATAGAGATAGAATGCTCCATCATACATCTCAAGTTCAAGCAATGAAGAGTATGGGTATGAAGGAAGATCTAGATCCATATAATCCAAAAGATATTGGATTTGATTTTAAGTATGGCGGTCATCATAAAGGTCGCAAAGCAGAAGTGCACCGCATGCCAGAGGGTCACTATGAAGTTAGAAAGTATAAGAATCCGGGAGCGGGGCTAGGTACAGGCGAGCATGTCGAGACTGTAAAGCACAATGACAGAGTTAAGGCTGGTATAGAAGCACAGAAGTTTGCAACAATGAAGGAAGGTGTTGAGCGGATTGACGAATTTGGCGGCACTTATTCAAAGCCAGCCAGAGTACCTCAGCGCATGATCCAGCCCAAGGCTGCAGAGCGCGTCGCTAATATTGCTGACAGAAAGAAGATGTCTCGAGACGATGTTCAAAAGATATTGTTCAATCAGGGGCATGGTCGTAAATCTGAGAGGCTAATCAAATCACTTCGTAAAGAAGAGACAGAAGAGCTTGACGAGAAGGCTATCGCTAAGGGCAAGCAGACTGTGCTAGTAACCATGAAGAGCGATCCACATTCGAAGTCAGGTGGCGCAACTAAGCGCATCAAGAAGTCGGAGTACGATCCAAAGATCCATAATCTTGCTGAAGATCAAGAACATGTCGACGAGCGCAAGATGACTGACGCTGAGATGGACAAGCGCGAAGACATCGTGAAAGGCATGAAGAAGAAGAAGCTAGGCGACTTTCGTGCTCGCTACGGCAAGCGCGCCAAGGACGTCATGTATGCCACTGCTACAAAGCAGGCTATGAAAGAAGACATGGCCGTCCCTCTCGTCGGTAGCGCCCAGCTTCCTCGAGGCAACTCGGAAGAAGCTTCCGAGATGGTAAAGACCGAGCTTCGCGCTCTCGCAAATAAAGCCATGCACTTAGTGATGCAGATGCCAGATAATATGCACGTCGAGCCGTGGGTACAGGCGAAGATCGCTCAGGCCAAAGAGATGGTCTCTTCAGTACATGACTACATGATCTACGGCGATCATAAAGAAGAAGACGAGCAGGCTGACACACCCGTGACGTTTCCTAGCAAGAACGTGGATATAGGAACTGTCGTATGATAGTGCTCAAGCCCCAGGGCGCAGAAGTATCTCTTTCTTCGAATACTACCGTAGCTAACTCTACTCTAGTAAGAGTCATCAATACCGGAGCAGCTGCCGTGCTTCATTTTTCGAACTCCGGCGGCGAATACGCCAACCTGACAGTGTCGAATGTGCAGTACGTCGTCGTTCAAAAAGCGGCGACCGACAATCTACAGGGCTCTAATATGCTGGGTGTTCCAGTAGGATGGAAGTACTAGATATGAAACTTTTCTACGAGATAAATGAAGAAGTGTCTTACCTGACCGAGACCAGAGAGAACGGCGAGAAAGAACACTTTATTCATGGTATATTCTTACAGGCCAACAAGAAGAATCGTAACGGAAGACTCTATCCCATTGACGTGATGGAGAAGGAAGTAAACCGCTACGTCGGCGACGCCATCAAGAACGGTCGTTCTTACGGAGAGCTCGGTCATCCTCAGGGACCTCAGATCAATCTCGATCGCGTCTCGCATATGATAACGGAGCTGAAGAGAGACGGCGACAACTTCGTCGGTAAAGCCAAGCTTACAGATACTCCCATGGGAAACATAGCCAAGGGTCTACTAAAGTCTGGCGCCAAGCTCGGAGTGTCTTCTCGTGGCATGGGAACACTGAAGCCGACTGAAGACGGCATCATGGAAGTGCAGGACGACTTTCGGCTAGCTACTGCAGCCGACATCGTAGCAGATCCTTCTGCTCCCGACGCGTACGTAAAAGGTATCATGGAGAACGTCGACTGGGTGTACGACGTCGCCAAGGGAACTTGGCTAGAAAGTAAGATAGAAGAACATAAGAAGTATGTCCATCGCGTCTCTAAGACTCAGCTCGAAGAGTCCAAGCTGGCGATGTTCGATTCTTTCTTATCGAGTCTAAGAAAAAAATAAATTATAAATAATCTTAAGAATTCAAGGAGATCAAAGAATGTCAAAGAAGAACAAGATCGAAGAGAACGTCGAGATAGTCGAGAAGGACGGCGAGACGCTTGCTGCTTCTTCCCTTCATCCAGCCGCTCGTTCAATTCCCGACGAGAAGGCGGTGTCTCCTACTAAAGTAGCCATGATGAAGGCTATGACCGCGCATATGTCGAGCATGGGCTACGACGATATGTGCAAGTGGTTCGATAAGGCCATCGCTCATATCGGTCACGAAGCCGACGGTGTCGGCGACAACTCAGAGAAGAACAAGAGCTCAATTGCAATGAATCCATCACACGCTTCAGGTAAGTCGGGCGACGTAAAAGAACCGATGCCGAAGCTGGCTTCTATTACTCCCGGTCAGATGGCCAAAGAAGACGTAGAGAACCTGTTCGCTGGTGAAGACCTTTCCGAAGAGTTCAAGGACAAAGCTCATGCGCTGTTCGAAGCGGCTGTAGCTACTCAGTCTATGATCATCAGAGAAGAGCTTCTCGAGAAGTTCGAAGGCGCGCTCAACGAAGAAGTAGAAAAGATTCATGGCGAGCTGGTAGAGAGCCTCGACAAGTATCTCGACTACGCCGTAGAGAACTGGATGGAAGAGAACGAAGTTGCCGTAGAGTCCAGCCTTCGTTCGGAGATCACCGAGAACTTCATCGACGGTCTAAAGAATCTGTTCT